CAAATGATGGATTAACTATACCACCAACATTGTATTTAACTTTACCGCCACGAGCTTTCATCCTAACAGTTGCCTCTGAGTCTATAGTTGTTGGGTTTTCTTCAATCATATCTCTATACATATTCATTTTTCTTTCTCGTGTAGTTTGTCCTTCGTTACGAGTATATTTCTTAGATCCTCCTCTTGCTTTTTTTAATTCTCTAAAAAGTTGTAAACCCTCTTCATTTCTTTTTTTATCTAACATATCTTCGCCTTTTTTAATATTGTCTATGTCGTCTTTTGTTTTTGTCTTTTTCTTTTTTAAACTTTTTACAAAACCTTCTAGATCTTTTACTTTAACAAATTTTTTAGCCGCTTTTTTACCGACAGTTGTAGCAAGTTTACCAAGACCTGCTGCTATAATTGGACTTACCATATTATTTCTCCTTACCTATCGTCGAAGTCAGTTCCGTATGATGGGTTTACCGTGCCACCAGTAAAGAATTTGTTTTTCTTTGGTTTGTTTGGTTTTGTTTGATCGTATAATTCTTTAAGAATTTGTCTTCCTTCAGTATCTTTTTTATATACTTTATCCATAGCCTCTCTCACATCTGGTGGTAATGGATTAGGTTTAGGTTTAGGTTTTGTTTTCTTTGTCTTTCTATAAACCGGTAATGGAGATTGTCTATTTTTAAAATCACCCCTAGCTTTTTTCTTCTTATACTCCTCTTCTGTGAGTGTTATTGAATCTAATTTTTTATCCATATTATCTGTCATTTCTTTTTCTTTCCCCATTCATATAGGTTATCAAATGTTGTTTCCCAGTCCATATAACTATCGTGTTGTTCTGCGGAGTGTTCCCACTGTGACGGTACAAAGTCTGGTGGTCCTTCTCCAACAACCCATAGTGCAGGATTGGTTACACGTACACGATTGTTTGGTAGTGCTACTATACAACCTTTATACGGACCCGATGTTAATTCCAACACATGTGATTGTTTGTGCTGTGCTGGATCATCCGATATATAACTGTCGGTATAGTCAACCGTAAACATATACTTACCATTATAGAACTCACCTGCTATCTTACACAACCACGGACTTGAACTAATTCGATCCATTCTGATGATGGCATGATTACGACTGGAGCAGTCCCAAGGCTGGGCTAAATGAGTCTGTATATTTGGTGGCCATTCATCGAACGGTGTGTCCCCCACTAAAGAAGTTATTGGTATACGTGCCCACATAGCTCCACCGTGGGGATTAGGGTGGTCTTCGCCACATCCTGTAAACACAACTTGAAAACTCAAACAACGGTCTGGGATAGTGCACACTGCAAAAGCCAAAGCATGGAGAAACTCTCCTTGGTATTTCTCGTGGTTATGTGTGAACTCTTTCCTCACCCAACACTTAAAGTGTGGGATGTTAGAAATTGTATAAGCCACTATTTAACCTTGCCACCTCGTCTCATGTACTTGGAAGTCTTACCACCTTTAGCCATATACTTAGATGTTTTACCTCCACCCTTCATTCTATATTTAGATGTTTTACCGCCGCCCATAAGTTTGGCTTTACCACCTTTTTTCATTTTACCTTTACCGTCAGCTGCAAAAGCTGGAACCATTTTTCCATTCTGTTTAACCATAGGCATTTTACCACCACCAGCAGCTTTGTATTTAGTGCCTTTGGTTCTACCGCCAGCCATCATTTTTTTCTTTGTTGGTTTCTTTTTCATTACCATTTTATAGTGCTCCTTGTAAGTACATTATTTCAAGTGTTAATATTATCACCGCCGCCACAACAGATACAGTTATTATAATTGTATTTTTGAGTCGACGTTTCTTTTCTGCTAATGCTTTCAAAGCTTGTTTTCTCCGAACTCTTTCACTAGCAATTTCTTTTTGTAGTCTTTCCCACTGTCCCGGAGAACCAAACAATAAAAACAACTCACGCATTTCATCACGAATACGTTTGGCTTCCTCTTTTCGAAAGTGAGCTTCGATTGCTGTCTGCTCAGTTCCTGTTAATTTCCCAAGTATACCACCCTTTTTTTCTGCTGCAAAACTTAATTCAGCTTCTGCTTTTGCTAGTTTTGTTATGGGTGAAACTAATGTACTTAAATCTCTACCAGCTTTCACGGCCGAGGATATAGCTGAACTAGCAGTCTTTAATGCTGCAAAAGCTGTCAATGGATCAATCATCGTCGTCTAGCTCCTTCGTTTAGTTTTGACTTTTTGTTTACGACCACTTGCACTAATCGGATATCGTATTGATGTAGGCTTTGGTCCAACGTTAGTCTTGGATCTTTTTCTTTTGACTGCTGAAGATTTTTGTCCAGCAGACATTCTATTAGCTACTGCTTTTGGACGACAGACTGGATACTTTCTTTTTGACGACTTAGCTGATTTACGACCACACTTTTTACCAGTAGATATATCAACCCAATCTTCTTTAAACCAAGTCTTTAAACCTTTCTTAGCCATTCTTTTTCTCTATATTATGTTTATCTGGCACTTTCCCATACCCAACAACTCTGTCCCATTCTCTTTGTGTGTAGTAGTTTTTTTTAATCATGCTATCTGTACTTAGTTACTTTTCGACGGTTGTTCATAACTTTACCACAACCACGAGCTATGCCACCATTCTTTAATTTAATCTTACCACCAGCAGCTTTACTAGGCTTTGGTCCTCTAAAATCTTTTCTCTTTTTACCACCCGGTCCTTTTACTTTACCAGCACAAACTTTAGATGCATAAGCATTTGCATAAGCTGAAGGATAGACGGCGAACTTACGTTTAGCAGCAGCTTTACCTCTAGGACATAGCTTTGTCATATCTGTAACCCCATCTATTCTCTGATAAGTCCCACACTCTTTTTGTAGCTTGTGGAATTTTAACTAGTAAGTTATTAAATTTAATTACGTTTTTTGTTACTTGCACATTTCCTCCGTTTCTTTTTCTTGCTTGGTGGTTTTGTTACTTGTTGTCCTATATTAGCACGACTTATTACCACATTAAATACCTACAAGTATCTTTGCAATAACTGATGTTGCTCCTGATTGCATAACAACTGTAGCACATACAGCACCAATGACTAACCATTTAACTTGAAAGATAGATTTTTTAACACAACCCATATCTGTTTTAAGTTCAGATACATCCTCACGTAACTGAGCCTCACGTTCAATGTGACGTGTTAATTCAAGTTTAAGATCTGTTAAATCTTTATCAGTCATAGTTTAGAATATCCAACACCATAATAGTAAACCAACTATTGCGGCTATGTACCAATGTTTTTTACACTCGGTACATTTAACTTTCTCTTTTATTTTTTCCCATATCATATTTATATCTAACATTTCCATCTCCTCCTTGCTTGACAGATTCTTTTATTAGGTGTCTTTCGACAGTTAACATTATGCATCTTGGCTTGACCCGCAGATCGTGCACAAAATGACTTTCTTCTTTTGGCAGCTTTACTTCCTTTTGCAACTTTACCTGTAACAGCAGTTTTTAATTTAGATCCAGGATTGGCACGACGATAGGCAGCTACACCTTTAGCTGTCATACCGGCACCTTGTTTAGTCGGTCTAAAATTACCTGACTTAACACTAGACTTTATGCCCATGCCCTTTTTCTTTTTACGAACGGCCATGTACTATCCTACAAAAAATGTACCAGCTACACTAACTCCTGCATTCATAGTGACGTGCAGATTTGTTTCGTAACGAATACCCGCATCTTCAATATACTGATCAGATGAACCACCGGCGATTAGTCTTTGTTTCATAATGATTGATCCAGCTGCGCCACCGTCTCTCAATACAATGTCAGTCGCTGAAGCCATACCATTTACCAAACTGTATCCTCTAAGTCTACCCGGAATTGAATCTATCGTAGATGTAGATGTTGCGAATATTGCTTTTATATTTGTTGCCATGTTTAATTCCTTATATTTAACAATAAATAATAGGGGCCATTACTGACCCCCATTATCATTTATATCCTAGGATGATCCCGCAGAACCATAGTAAGATCTCCAGTCACTGAAACCAAAGCTATATCTTTCTCTAGCTTTAAATCTCAAGTTACCAGTATCAAAGTCTGGTTCCATCTTCGTAGCCAAAGGTGCTCTTACGAACATTTTAGCTCCGTTAGGAACATCTGTTTTAATGAAATATGCATTGGCATCTGTGAATCTGTGGTTCACAAAATACCCACTAGGTAGCATACTCATTGAACGGATGGCATTAATATCATTTATATTAGTTGCACCGTTAGCCGCCGTATTTGGGTTTACCCCAATTTGAGTCGACAATGTACTAGCTAAGATTTTCTCAGCTGTAAATTGTAAGTCAGGCGGAATGTGCAATGATCTTGCACGTGATCCAATTAATATATTTCTATCATCCTTAGTGTTTTGAATAGCAATCAAGGCAGTTTCTAGTGTTGTTTCAGAAAGATCTGAAGCTGCTAGTAAGTTGTCTTGAGTACCACCTACTACAGGGTGAGAGTTTGAGAAGAGTGGTTGCCCATCTCCACCAGGGAACGATGTGCTGAAACCATTGTTAAACACATTAGCAGCTTTAGTCTGCTTAGTGGTTGACATAGCTCTAGCCAGACCTCTTGCACGAATTTTCGCAAATGTGTCATACAAGTTGTCCTCCATGGCTTCCTCAGTTACTGCGAAAGCAAGAGCTACTGTCTCATGTGAATAACGGCTGGTGAATGATTCTGTTGCAGAATCAAACTGTACAGCTGCACCTTCTGATTTAGTTGGTGCCTCACCGAATCCAGTGAATAGAACTTCTTCTTCAAAAGCTCTGTCTGAGTTTTCTACTTCAAATAAAGGAACGTGTTCGTCCTCTATTGAACCATACTCCAATCCAAAGACTGCATTTAATCCAGGAAGGAGCTGTTTTGCGATATTACCTCTATTTATAGCCATAATATTTCCCTCCTATATGTCAGTTATAGAAACGACTGACCCTTTACCGTAGTCATCTCTATGTAAGTTAAGTTTAACCTCAAACTTTGGAAATTGATCGGTTGCAGATTCACCAGGTAGTGTAGACCTTCTAAGCACTCTTAATGCTTTTGCAGCCTCATCTCCTGCTCCGCCTTTCATGCCGAAACCAGAGATACCTGTGATAGTTGAACCAGAACCTAAAGTTACATCAAAGTTCAAACCGACTTGAGTGTCTGCGACAGTCGCATCTGCTTGTACTATATATGTAGCATTAGGGTCATCAAGAACTAAAGCTTTTGGATTACCAGTTGATGATGAAGTGTCTGCTGGAAAATAGTTACTAAACGTAGGTTGCTTAGTAACAGGATCTACCCAGTTGACACCCATAAAAACTCCAGCTTGTAGATTGCCAGTAGCTGATACTTTATGAATAGTACCGTTGACAATTTTTACTAAATCGCCTTGGAAAATGTTTTCGTCATTACCGTTAGTAATGTCGTACTCATTCATACCACTCGTATTGTATCCACCACCTCGCATTCTCGAAGGCTGAAGTCCATTCAGATTTTTAGATGTTGCCATCTTAACCTCCTTCAAAAGTTAGTGTTGTTTATAATAACCAAACACTTTTATTTATTAAAGTGTGTTGGCCTTCCTGTGGTAACTTTTGATCGACTGTTATTTGAGATTGGCATACGAGGATCGTTTTTGCTCATGAGTTGTCTGTTGATAGCATCAGTTTGTGACTGGGTAAACTCATCTACGTGTTGTTTGTAACCATCGTTACTTTCAATAGTATTAGCAGCTAAAGCTACATCACCACGTATAACTAAATTACCTAGACTACCAGCAGCTTGGTTTTGAAAACCAGCACTCATTTCCGGAACATCTTCAGGTTTGACAAAGTCCCAACCTTCATACTGTTTCGTTTGAACATTTTGATCATCATATTGTCCCTTCAGAGAAACACGTATCCATCTAAGAACAAGTCCTTTTTCACGGAAACGGTTTTCAACCTCTTCAGGTATCTTTAACCAATTCTGTCTTTGATATACACCTCTTTGTTTACGAGCTGTAGTTTGTGTCGAACGAGACACTTTTACGTCATTTGTTTTTGTTGTAGTCATATCAATTATTACCTTTCATATCCACGTTATACATTTACAGTAGTGTAGTCATCACCGGCCTTCTCGACCTTGGCTTTTTCTCTAGCATACACATCAAGCGGTACTCCCATCTTTTTAGCAAGACGGACATCTTCTTGAGATAGTCTTATCTTACCTTTTGATGAGGCCGAAGTACGTGACTTTCCAGCCACCACTTGAGCAGGTTTATTTGTTGGTTCTTCCTGCTGACCAAACTTATGAGGCATTTCTTTTTTTAGCCTTTTACTTATCTCAGTATAAAACTCTTCAGTCTCTGGATCAAAGCCCTCTTGTAATAAATCTTCGTTTATAATATGTGCGGCTTGTGTAGTAATTCTATCTTTATTATACCACTCACTGTTATCTGATATCCATTCTCTAGCAAGTTTATGTAACTTAGGTTGTTTAGGTTGAGTCTGCACTTCTTGTTTAACATTTTTATCTTCACCATTTTTTTGTTGAGGTTCAGTTTTTTTAGCTTGATCCTCTATATAAAATCTTTTGGCATCAACCATTCTAAGTTCTGTAGTTGCATCAGCAATTGCTTTCTGTGCTTCTAACAGTTTGTCTTTATCGCCAGAGTCATAGGCATTCTTGTATCCTTCTTCTGCAAGTGCAAGTTTTTCTTTAAGTTGATTTTCATAACTAACCAAACTAGCTTTCTCTGTTTCTTGTACTTTTTGTGTGGAGTTTCGAAGTTGAGCCTGAAGATCCGCAATCTGCTGTTGTTGCGCTTCAAGTTGTTCTTCTCTTTCTTTACGTTGTTTAATTAGTTGTCTTATTCTTTTTTCAGCACCAGCAGTATTAATACCCTCAAGTTCTTGAAGTTTAGAATCCACCGACTCTTCAGTTTCTTCTTTCTTAGTTTCAACTTTAGGTTGTTCTTTAGATTCTTCCGTAGCCTCTTCGACTTCGTATTCTTTTTCTGGTTCTTCTTGTTGGGGTTTTGAGATGTCTATCTCTTGATAGCCGTCGTCTTGTGTTTTTGTGTTTTCTTCGTTCATGTTTTCTCCGCAGTTACGAGTTACGATTACGTCAATAAATTAATTATATAGTATTAGGTCTTTACATCCAAATAGTTTGGATCAAGATCGGATGGATCTGGAACAACCATAAGGATTTGGTCATCAAACAATAGTAACATCCTAATACCTTTATAAAAAAACTTATCGCCTTGATATTTACCATAAACAACATAGTCACCAGGTTTACACCATGCCCTTCCTTTAAATTTAGTTTCATCAGCATAAGCTAACTCACCAACTTTTAATACACGACCAAGAGTTGTTAAATATTTAGCATCGTCTTTAAATTTATCTGGAAGTAAAATACCTCCCTTTGTTTTTTCTCTTATAGCTACGGGTCTAATTAATATATGATAACCCGGTATGTTTGGTAATACTTTAGGATCAGCTGACTCTTTGTCTGTAATCCAATCGTCATTACCAGCTGCAGTTGTTGCTACTCCGGCTGCTTTCATTTTTCGTTCTCTCTTTCATTATATAAGTTTTTTTCTGCTAATTTAATCTCTTCAAGAGCTATCGTCAAGCCCTCTATTATTCCTACTTGATATTTATAATCAGCATAGTTTTCAGATGATCCAGTTGATATTGTTTCAGCTAGATTGTTTTTTGTCGTCGTAAGTTTTTCTGTAAGGTAATTAGCTACGGCATCCATACTTCATGTCTTTCAAATAATTCTTTTTCTGATTCATACATAGCATCAAGATACTCTTGTTTTATCATAGCCTCTTGAACAGTGATAGGACCAGCTGCATCACGGCCTCCAACAATTAGTTTACCATGCATATAGATTGATGGTTCATCAAACTTTTCACCAAGAGCATCCATTATAATTATAAGATCTTTACATAAAGTTTCCATGTAACCAAACTTAATCTGAGGATAATGATTAATTGTATAATGATCATAATAATCTTTAACAACATTTCTATTCCCGACTATTTTAGTCAGGAATGTTTCATAGTCTTCAGCTTTACATTGTCTTTCAAGTCTAATATCCTCTTGCCAGTTCCATTTATTACCATACTTATTTGCTTTTTTTCTAGCTCTATGATGAAACAAACTATGAACAAATGTCATAGGATGTCTTAAAAAAGCAAAAGTTTGTTTATGTGTAGGTGGTGTATTGTGAGAATTATATATCTCGTCACCAACAGCTTTAGCTCCTTCAACATAATTAAACAACATTTGTTTTACCCATCGTCCCCCAGTTTTAGGGACGTGTATAAACATACTATTTTTAAGTTCGACGGCCATGTAAAAACAGAAAATCTCCATCAGTTATTTCTGGCATTGTTAGTGCCACTTTCACACCATGCTCAATGTCATTTATTGGTTTTAACCCTTGACCTCTGTGATTATAAAGACAAGAGTATCCTCTATCAAAACAAAATTTAAAGGTTGTATCTACAGGATATTTGTTAAATTTATCGTATATCTCAATCATTAAATGTGGTTTGTGTTTATCAATAATATTTTGTGCTCCATTTAACACATCTAGCTCTGTGCCTTCGGTATCTATTTTTATAAAACAAATATCATTAGCTGATTTATGTTGGTCATCTAATGTTACGACTTCTACATCAATAGGTATGCCATCAACTAAATTTTGAAAAGATGAATTTGATAATCGTTTATCATCAACATAAAACCTTTGTTTACCGGCTTGGTCACTAACAGCAAAATTATAAGGTGAGAAATTAGGATAATCATCTTTAACTTTACATAATTGTTCATACACTTCAGGTACAGCTTCATAACCATAAACATGATTTGCATGTTTAGCAAACCATCGTGAATATTGTCCGACACCTGCGCCAATGTCTAATACAGTAGCTTCAGGATTAATGTACGGTTTTGTTTTTCCCACTAAAAATTCTTTAACGTGAAGATCATAATAGTAAGGATTGAATACTCGTCGTTGTAATACTTCTTGTGATAGTTGTGAATTATTTGTCATTTGGTTTCATAATTACTTGTAGTGCAATACGTTCTCCAGTCTGCACGTGTGTTCCTCTATGCCAACCAAAGTTCGGTTCAAACAATATAAAATTACTTTCATCAGATGTAAAGTGTTTTAAATTTTTGTGTAAAAACTCTGACAGTTTTGTGTTGTTTTTAAATTGTCTAGAAAAGTATGAATTTTTTCTAGCCCACAATGGAAGACCTGCATTTATTTTTCTTTGTTCTGGTGTTGAAAGTGTATTGACTAACTGATTGCTTTTACAAAATAACATTTCAACATCATCAAACTTCCATCGATGACTTTGAGGAATATAAGCAAACGGACCATTACCTCGTTGAACAGTATTAAGATATATGATTGTCTTAACATAACTATACTTTGGATCTATGTGTAACGTATATAAATCATTTTTGGGTTTGTGCTTTTGATCAGTTTGAAAGTATTCGTTAAATGTATCGTCTTTATCACTAACATGTAAATTAATATTTGTGATGGAGTACGGTTTAGGTAATAACTTTAATTTATTATAGATATCGTTAAGAATATCGAAAGCTTTGTGACTTAATGGGATGGTTAACATTCTGTCCTGCATTCGTGAATTTCTTATAGGTTCTAATGATTTTAACTCTATGATGTCTTTTTCTAAACAATCTAGTAACGAATCAGTATCTATAATTGTATCGTAATAACCTAGTTCTTTAAATTTTTCTGGACCATTATAAGTTATATCTTTAGTTTGTAATAGTAATCCAAAACCACCCAAGGCAGATTTAAGTTGATTTTGTATGGTTACTGTTGGTTTAACCTGACTATAAATATCATTAATACCTAAAGAAAAAGAATTAATATCTAAATTTTTTATGGCTCTTGATAACAAATCATAGGTTACTGGTAGATCATTTTTACTTGGCTCGTAACCCTCGTCATCGAAACAAACGGCAGGATCAGGAAGTTCCACACCGTGGTTTGCTATGTAATTCATTAGGTAGTAGTTGTCTCTTCAGCTTTGATCGCCGCTATTTCTTTTTCCGAAGCTTTGTTACGGCGACCAAGTTTAACGTTACCAGACTTTCTTTCAAACTCTTTTGCTGCTGTATCAAAATCATTTTCAACTAGAGCTTTTACAAACTTAGGAAACTTTGTAATTGATCCAACATTGTAGGTATAGTCAGCAAGTAAATTTAATTTTCTGTCTGATAATTGATTTGGATCATACCCCATTGTTTGTAAATCTCTGTCCGTTCTTTTTAAAGCTTGACTAAAACTTAAACCAAACAATTGTTTTTGTTGATCTGTGGTCAAAGCAATATCTGCATTATCTTTAACAAATTTAGTTGCTTCTTTTCCGCTTAGCCCGGCGGCACCAGCTAGACGACTGGCAATGTTTTCATCAACACCAACACTTGTCAACTCACTAATAATTTGATCAGGACTTTTTTCTTTCATATCGTAACCAGCACCTACGGTCACTCCACTTGTTTTTGTTGGGTGATGTAGTTTTTCACTGTTTGGCCCTACCTCTTGTTCAAAGGTAAACTTACCTTGGTCACTTATTAATCGTTCCATAAATTCTCTCTCCTTTTTACTTTGTTCAAAACCTTTATTAAGATTCTGTTGAATATCTACTAGTTTAAGTGTTTCCTCACTTGGAGGTGTGATAACCTCATCCGTAGCTGGAGGGGTCGGTGTAATTGTTTTAATTATATCCTGAGTGTCAGCACCTACTCCAGCAATGTCGGTCGTTGGCTGAGTCATCGGTTTCTGTACAGCTAAGTTTGCTGCCTGTTTAAACTCTTCAGCAGCAGCTACATTTGGTGTAAAGAAGTTAGTTGGTGGTGGTTGTTGTACTGTCCCACCTTGTTGAAACTTTTGTTTATCAACTAATTTTAACAGATCCATAACCACCTTTGCTGTAAGACTATCGTTCTTTTCTTTTTTACCTTCTTCTATTTTAGCAGCCTCAACCATGGCATCTATATCAATCTGCTTTTCTTTCAAGGCTAATTCTTTTTCTTCCATCATTTTTTTATTTTCTACAGATTGTTTTTGTATGTTTAGGTTTTGCTGTTCTATGCTATCCAGTCCGCCTTGCGCTGCTAATTGATTTGCTGTCAGAATCTGTTTGGCACTTTCAGCCATGATCATAGTTAGACTAGCACCCTCATCAACTTGACCCTCCTGCGCTTTCATTAGTCCGCCCATCTGTTCTTGGAATCGTAGAACCATATGTTCTCTGACGTTAGCCATTAATATAGGTTCAACCATTTTCATAATCGGGTTAGCTCCATTAAGCGGGTCCTGTAAATATGCAGTCTTCACGGCGATGTGTGCATCGTGATCTTGTCCGGGAAAAGCTTTAATCGGCTGTCCACGTGTAGCTGACATAATATCGGCAAGCGGATCCTGTTGTATAGCTTGTTTAGGCATATTGATAAATCGATCTGGATTATCAACATTAGCTGCAGCTAGTACCGCTTTGTTTATCTCTGGCATGTTAAAAGTTCCTGGTGGTGACTGCGAAGCCAACTGTAACATCAGCTGAGCCTGGGCGAGTCTGTGTGAGTTTGATGGAATATTAGGATCACTAACCGGAACCACATCAACACGTCCATCAAAGTCTTGCTTGAATATCTCGGCAGACTGTCCTATAATGTCATAAGGATAAGCTGTTGGTAAAAACTCGTGGTTTATTCTAGCTAATATTTTAAACTCGTCTTTTTGAGACTTGTGGAGTCGTTTGTGAATTGCTGAAAAAAACTTACCCGATGCTTCTAATAATGCTAATGTCGTGCCAACCGGACCGTAGTTCGATGCATCGGATACTACTTGATCAGTCGTGTCTGCGAATTTCTGGCCAGCAGTCGCTACAAAGCCTAACATCTGATAAAGGGTCTGAGACGGTTCTTTATAGGGTAGAGGAACTATGGACTTGCCCAAGTCAAGACCAGTCGATTCAACGTCTCGAAACTCCCCCGGCATTATCGGAGAGTTATCGCCTACAACTCTGACACCTCTAGCTTTAAATCCACCTGGTAAATTAGAAAACTGACCAGCATCAATCAATGCTCTCATAGCTGCTGTTGCTGACATTGTTAGATTACCAAGGAAATGTATTAAACCTAAACCATAAAAACCAAAACCCGGTACAAACTTGTAGCTAACAAAATGTTCTCTCTTTACAAAACGTGGATCTCCATCATTCCAGTTACGACGAATACTTAAAACTTTTTTAGAACTTTTGTCGACAGTAACAATATATGGATAGGCCACACCTGTCGGACTATTAAAAGGTTCAGGTAAATCTAAATACAGATGTTGTTCAAGGAGTTGATAGCTTGGATCATATGGGTTTTCATCATATGCCGATAGTCCCATAATCTGTTCTGCTTTAGATGTAATATTACCTCTCTCAGTTTGTTCTGGATCACCAAGATCTATTTCACTATACATACCGGCATCCATATCTTTTCGTAAATCATTTTCACTACGATAAATGACGTGAGTGTATCTATCAGCACGACGAAGATCGGATACTAAGTTTGATACGTGAAACTGGTCAATAGGAATAAACTCTGATATCGGTCTGCCTAATGTTTCATCATAATAAACCTTTTTAATAGCTGTACCGATTAACGGTAAATGAAATAACATTTTCTCAAACTCATCAAAATACTCTGGCATTTCTTCAGTGAGTTGATAGTTCATAAAATCTTTTACACGTTGTGCTTGTTTTTCTTTCTCTGGATTTTGTGCACCAACGATTTGAGTTTTTACTGGACCTTTACTTGGAAATAATTCTTGTGATGCTTTTGATTGAAACTTAACAGCATTCTCAATAATCAATGGATGAGTTGCCGTACATGCACCGTCAAACGGTTCTGTTGTTTCTTCTAATTTAAGTCCGAGTAAATCAAATCCACGTTCAAAGGTTTGTTCCCACTCTTCTCTTGATTCTTTGTCTGATTGATAGTTATCTAAAACTGTATTAGATATTTCCTCAAGCTGATCCTCTTCCATAAGATCAGCAAGATTCATATAAAAATCTTCGCTGATAGAAGCCAGCACTTTACCACTGTCTTCATTCAAAGCCATTTCAACCTCACCCGTTACTGGGTCTACGTTAACGGCTAAATCTTCTTCTTGTTCTTCGTTTATATTTACATCAATACCTAAAGCATCAGACTGTGTGTTTAACTTGTCTTTAGCTATATCAATTGGTGCGCTTATGTCATTGGGATTCTTTTCTATTGCCATAATTAATTAGATACCTTCCAGTAGGTTGCCTTATTTTTTTTATAAGTATTGTCATTATCACTATAATACGGATCATGGGGATGTTGCAAGTGCCAAGAATCTTTCATATAGTGTATAGCCATTACCATCGCATCCACTTGGTCATCGTGTGCCGCATTCGGAAAACTGACAGCTTCATCAAATAATGTCTGTGCCCACAGTTTATTTGGCAACCATACTCGACCCGATTCTACCAAAGGTGAGGCAGCATAGGCTCTCGCTACTTTATCACGATCAGGAGTATATTCAAGTATTGGTAGTCCTGCTCGTCGTAAATCTTGTATCAACGATTGCCCACTGGCTTTCTTCTCTATTATTATAATATCTGGATCGTGTTCATCAAATGCATCTTGTGCATTACTTCTTAACTCAGGATATTCGAAACGACCTCGAACATTACCGAGTAAAATTAAATTACCTATGTCCCGTTCAACTCCTTC